GGTCTGACAGGGAAAAAGGCATCAACGCCCGTTGGGTCATGGAATCACTCGGCTATGGCCCGGTCGAGAAGCGCGTACAGGCCAACTTGGTCGCCTCCGACCTCGATCCAGAGCAGCGCGCCTCCATCAAAGACGCTATCCGCGCGGCCATGACCAGCGGAGATGTCGTCGTAGACGGCGACGTAATGCCAGAATTGCCCGAAAAGGAGCCTCTAGCAGCCTTGGAGGCGAAATTGGCCTCTACAGATGGGGCGGAAGGTGCCAACCACAGCACACTGAGCCCCCCAAAGCCCCCAAATGCTTGATGCTTTCGACATTGAACGCGCCCGACTACGCGCCATCTTCCGCCAATCGCTCTATGCGTTCAACGCCGGCGTCATCAGCCGCAAAAAGAAGCCTAATTTAGCGACAGAACGGACTTTTGGGCCGATATGCAGGTTCATGCAGCGGCTTGGAACGGGTCCAGTCAAGCGTTTGTCCCTCCGCGACCCGCGAAATCACTGCAAAACGTCCTTTGCGACGATGGGATACATCCTGTGGCGCGGCATACAGGGTACGCACCCTGATTACGACTTTCCTAGCGAAATCGAGCGCGCCGAAGCCTTCGTGAAGGCGCATCCTTCCTTCATGGGTGTCAACGAGCGCTGGTTGTTGGCGTCCGGCTCCAACGAAAACGTCGTCATGTTGTCGCAGAACATGCGTGAATACCCTGCAACCGACGAATTCTTCCGCTGGCTCTGGCCCGAGTTGACCCCCGAGTACGCCGACGTTACCGGCGAAAAGAATCTCCCTTGGCAGGTGGATTTCTGGTGTTTCCCTGGTAGACGCGCCAGTCATCCGCAGGCATTTGTCAACGTTGCAGGCTTCAGCACGCGTTCGACGATGCGTAAAGTCACAAACATCCTCGTCGATGACCCCGTGAACGAGGAAACGTGGCAGTCCCACAAGGAAGTCGAGAACTCGATCACGTGGCTGAAGCTGGCTCCGAATCTGATCGAAACATCCTCATTCGATAGCCCATACGCGGGCCTCATCATCGTCACGGGCAATCTTTGGTCGGATTGGGACACACAATCCTACATCGAGCAGAACTGGCCTGAGTTCTTCATCTGGCAACGTAGCGCGTGGGTTTGCTCAGTCTGCGGACGGGAGAACTGCAAGCGGACCACGGACTGCACGTTCACGGACGAGCCACTTTGGCCCGAACGTTATACACGCGAGGGACTCCTCGCGCTCAAGCGTCAGCAAGGCCCACTCATCTTCGGCGCGCAGTATGAAAATCAGCCGATCAACCGGGAAACTGTCAAGTTCTCTACTCAAAAATGTGGTGATTGTGTCTATGTTGATTCGACAAAAGAAGTCCTCGTCTTCCGCAAGGACACAGAAATCATCGAGCGCCGTATCCACATTAGCAACCTTATTGGCGTTCTATCATTCGATCCAGCCTCATCAATCGACCCCAAATCCTGCCGTAGTGCGCTAACGCTAACCGCTGAAGAAGAGGAAACCGGCGCTGTTTTCCTGCTCGATCTGTGGGCTCAACAGGTCCATCCCGGCGAGAATATCACAGCCCTGTTAGACATGTACGTCCGCTGGCGGGACCGCGGTCTACGGATCGCTCACGTGGGCTTTGAGTCTGTCGGCGGGCAAGCCTACGTCCTCCCGGCCATCCTTAGCGCCGCCAAACTCCGTAGCATCTGGGAACTGTCCCGCGAACCTGAAGAGGACACCGACATCCTCTTCCTCTACCGCACAGACCGCAACGAGCGCAAGGAAGACCGCATCACGAATCTGCTAGGCTGGCGCGTAAACGCAGGCTTACTGTATATTAGCCGGGACCTACCGCAGTACAATCTATTCCAGTATGAGTTCGACCGTTTCCCCGGCGCGAGGACTAACGATACGGTGGACGCCTTAGCCTACGCGGAACAAGCCTACACGCGTGTCATCAGCGCATCCGTTGAGGATAGGCGCGTCGTCGAACTCAATTCCACGCGCGTTCGTACCGGCAGAAGCCTGCCGTTCCGCACAAGGAGATAACATGGCTGATCCGATGCCCCCGCCGCTGGTGACGCCCTACCTCGACCAGCTTGGCAACGCTCTCTCCGTGCGGAAGAAGATCATCGACTTCACGGATGAGATCGACAGGCTGATGACCGAATCCGAGATCCAAGACCATCAGTTCGTCAACGGCATTCCTTCGCTCAACATCCCGGAGGCGCTGGAAAAGCGTACCTACATGCGCGTCCGGCTATTCCACGCTTTCTTCGGTACGCGTCCTATCGCTGCCATCAATAGCGTCAAGGGCATGGATACCCGCACGGGCCTCAAGTGGCACAACGTCGCCCGTGAAGCCGAAGACTTCTTCGACTACAAAGCGCGTCACGGCCTACGCATTCCACAGTGCATGCGGTCGGTTATCACAGAATTCGTAGACTATGGGCTAGGTATCTGGAAGGTCTTCATTGACTACACGGAACCTACCCCACGCGTCCTGTGGGAGTTCGTGTCGGTGCGGGACTTCATGTGGCCCGATGGCATGGGACTCCAGCTTGACCACTTCCCTTGGGTCGCACAGGTCACACGTCTGACCGAATACCAGATGCTGAACGCCGTTGCGTCGGGCATGTTCGACCAGAAGGTCGCTGCTGACGTCATCAAGGGTGGTACCGGCACCCGTGACGACAACGTACTCTCGCAGCAGTGGAACCAGTACTTCGGCAGTCTGCTGCCAGAACAGCCGCTCGACTATCCCATTGCGGAAATGTGGTACCGCGATCCCGTTGGTGCGGACAGAATCGCATCCGTTCATCTGCCGTCAGGTGCGGTTCTGCGCGATATGCCCGCGCCCTACAAGCGCCCCTTCTTCGCCGCGCGGCTGGACGAGAAATCCTCGCTGACGTTCATGGGCCTTGGCGTCGGCGGCAAGCTGGGCGCAATCAACGAAGTCATCAACGGTGTATACAATCTCACCTTGGGCGCGTCGATTCAAGCTGCGCAGCAAGTCAAGCTCGTTCGCTCTGGTAGCCGTCTTGCCAAGGTCCTCTTCGGCGAAGACCGCAGCCTCGACTTGGGACCCAACTTCCAAGCGGTGACGGAGAACCCGGAAGCCGACCTTGCGATCAAGCCACTCGGGCTTCCGAACGCTGCGCAGTCCGCAGTGAATCTCATCGGACCAATCCGCGAGTACGCGAACAACATGTTCGGTACGTCGGCGGCGTCGTTCGGCAACGTTGGCGTGTCCCGGCGCTCGCCCGCATACGGTGTACAGGCGATCCTTGAAGAAGGCTCCATGCCGATCCGCGACGCCTTGGTGCGTCTCGCGGAAGCGTTCACGGAAGCCGCGTACACGACCTTCGACCTGTGGGAAATCACCTCCGGTATTCAGGAAGAGATCGTCAACGTTCTCGGTGACGATGGACAGGCTCTCGCACAGGCGCTCACGCAGCGCGGACAGGCGCGCAAGTCGCTTATCCTCGACATCAAGGTCGTCGATCCCGCATCGACACGCGAGGCTGAAGCCCAGCGCCGTCTCATGCAAGCTCAGTTCGTCATGCAATGGGTCCGCGAACTCGCGCAATACATCACGCTCATCCAGAACCCACAGATTCTCCCCTCTGCACGGCAGGCGCTGATCGACTTCACATCCCGCGTCGAGGAACTCATCCGTCGTGCGCTAGAAGTCAGCGGTGACATTCAGGACTACCAGAACGTGATCCCGGACGTGCGGACATCGCTGGAGCCTGTGGCCGCAGAGGCGGAGCAGATGGCCCAACAGCAACAGCTTCTTCAGATGCTCATGTTGGCGCAGGGTGCGCAAGGAGGCGGTGGCATGCCTCCGCAGGGAGCCCAGCAGTGATAACAAAGGCGCAGACCGATGAGTTCCTCGCCCATCCGCTATATAAGCTCCTCCGATCTGACGTTGAAGAAATGCTCGTCCACGAACAGGCTGGAATCATGCAGCTTGATCCCGCCACCGCAGGAGTGGACTATCCATATCGCAAGGGGATTTACGACGGGATCAAGCGCGTTCTGGTCCTGTTCGACACCATCCTTGTCAACTATCACGTGGTCGAACGCGCACTAAACAAGCAGGGAGGTTAACATGCCCAACGAAGATCCGCGGTTCACGCGCGAGGAATTGATCGCGCTGGGACTGGTGAAGGAAGAGGGCACGGAGACGGCTCCCGCGACGGCCCCGCCTGCCGCGCCACCCGCGCCCACGGTCGATCCCGCCGTTGCCGAGGCCCTGAAGACCCTTGCGCAGTTGCAAGCCCGTGCGCCCGCTCCTGCCCAGCCAGCACCCCCGCCCCCGCCCAAGCCCACCGTCGATGAGTTGATCGCTGACGGCAAGGTCGATGAAGCCCTCCTCCGCGCCCGTGAAGAGGTCCGCGAGGAGTTCTCCACGCTGACAGCCCAGCAAGGTGCTGTTCTGTCATCCATGAGTAAAGAATTCTTCCGCCAGAAGCTAGGAAATGATGAATTTTCTACGTGGTATCCGCTCATTCAGGTCGAATTGCAGAGAAATGGGCTGAGTGAAGCCGCCTTAGCGACTACCGAGGCGTGGGATCAGGCCCTTGCGCACACGAAAGCGCAGAATCTCAACATTTTGATGCAGCGTGAGCGTGAAAAGTGGCTTCAGGAGAACCGTTCCTCCATCGCTTCCGGCTCCCGTGGCGGTCCTTCTTTCGGCGGAGGCGCACTCCCGGAAGGAATGACGCCAGACGACATGGAACTTGCGCGCTCTTTGCGTATTAATCCTGTCGAATACTCTCGCAATAAGCGTATTCTAGAGCGTTACGTTGACCACCGTGGTGACGTAGACAACGCTCCTGTCATCAACCGCGACATCGCTAACCGCGACGAGTTTGGCGAACTGAAGATCAAGCCGGGAGAGTTCTGATGGTACGGCGCAGCGGCAGTCTTTCTGAGGCTATGAAGGTTCCGTTTCCCGACGCAGAGGAGCATTACTGCTGGGTTCCGGTGACTGACCAGCTTATGTGGGCGCGTTATATGCTCGATGGCTACAAGCCTGTCATCGGGGAGCATGCCATTCGTCTCTACGGCAAGGAACTCTACGAGCAGGTCCGTGACGCTTCTGGACTCGTTCGTCTGCGTGAATTGGCATTGACTTATATCCCCCGTTCCCTTAAGATGCAGTGGGAAATAGAAGCTGCACGTGAGAACGCACGGATGCGAAACATGAACCAAGAGGAGTTCATGCGAAGCATCGAGGCTCTTGGTCCCGCCTTCAAAGCGTTCATCACATCGCACGGAGAGTACGCGGACCTGAAGGAGTTTGAAACAAGGGAGTCCAACAACAGGGTGTCGCTTGCGGGCTTGAATGTCCCCAAGAGCGATGAGCCAAGCGCGACCCCTCCTACAGTAACGGGTACCACAACCAAAGGAGGGTAACGTATGGCATTTGTTCCGTTCAAGACTCGTCATAATGGCGCGCCCGCAGCCTTTGTTGGCACGGCAAACGCGACCATTGCGGCGGGCGATCTGTGCTCGCTCGTTGCGACGACGGGCAAGTGGACCAAGGCCGCGACGAGCGTGGCGGGTCCGCTGGCCGTTGCGGCGCAGGCGCTCGCTACCAACGCATCCGGCACGTTCTATGCGGCGGTGGTTGATACCATCTTCCGCTGTGCCGGACACACGCAGGCTCTCATCACCGGCCTCGCCTACCAGTACAACTCGACCACGATGGGACTCGCGTCTACGGCACAGACCCTTTACACCGCTCCTTCGCTGGAAGTCGTCGAGTTCGTCGAGGATGTCGCTACTGACCCCGCCGTTGTCATCCACATCGGCCGCGCTAGCAGCTAAGGAGGATGACAAATGGCACTCTCCGGTAGTTTTGCAAATTCACTCGCTCCCTACTTCCGCGACGTGGTGGGTACCACTTTCGAGCGCTGGCCTTCTTTCTACTCCCAGCACTACCACGTCGAGACTTCTGACTCCGCCTACGAAGACTACATGCACGCTGCGGGGCTGCCGATTGCTGTGTCGCGGCCCGAAGGTACGCCGACTCCGTTCTACGATCCGATCGAGGGTTCCACGAAGCGTCTCACCCATGAGGAGTTCGGCATCGGAGTCCAGATCAGCCGCGAACTCATGATGAACGACAAGCGTGGAGCCAAGGGTCCGATCCGCACGGCGGCGTCCTCGCTCAGCCGGTCGATGATCGAGCGCGTGGAAGTCGATGGCGCGGACGTGTACCTCAACGGCCACACGTCCTATACGACCATCGACAACGTGGCGCTGTTCTCTGCATCGCATACGCGCCTCGATGGCGGGGCGAATCAGTCGAACTTCCAGGGTACGGGTGCTGCTCCGTCCGAAACCACTATCGACGCTGCGATGCAGCAGTTCGAGTCGTGGTATGACGAGCGCGGCCTCCGCGTCGTGGATCGCCCGCGCGACATCATCGTGTCGCCCTACAACGCGATGGCTGCGCGTAAGGCGCTGGGTTCTTCGTACGCCTTCGATCCGGGCAACACCGCCAATTGGGCGAGCTACAACGCGATCAACACCGTCTACGGTGCGCTGAATCTCTTGGTGTGGCCGTATCTTGGTGCTTCGGAGACGCGTTGGTACGTCCGCTCTCCCAACCACACGATCATGTGGCTCTGGCGTGAGCGCCCGGTGATGGACGCCTACGACGACAAGAACACGCGCGTTGCCAAGTTCGCCATGTTCATGCAGTACTCCAAGGGGCCGATCTACTGGCAGGGTATCTACCAGAACGACGGGGCCTGATCCGGTAGAGAGGGGGAGACTAGCCTCTCCCCCTCTCCCTTTGGAGGGATTATGGCGAACGTGCAGAAGCCCAACTACCTGTTCTTCGATCAGTACACAACGCAGGCTACGACAGGCGGTGGTCCCTATCTTCCATACTTCACAGGCCCATTCGTCATCGAAAGCGTCATCATGACAGTGGGCGCTACGACTGGAACCTTCGGTATCGCAATTGACGGCGTGGATTCTGCCGTTCAGTTCATTGTTGCGACGGCCACTCGTAGTGTGCAGTTGGATCTTCCCGGTTGGAAGGTTGATGGTATTGGAATTAGTGCGAATACGACCAGTACATCGGGAATGATTGCAGGAAGTAGCCTTCAGGTCCTGCTTCGTAACTACCCGGATTAATCTATGATCCGCGCACTTATGCAGAGTTGGTTCGGCCTTTTCACAGTGGAGGTTCCTATGGGACTTAAGATCCGCCTCGTCCGCGACGTTCCGACGCCGCCGACTTCCTATACGTTCATCGACCCTGACACCGGCGAGCAGCGCACCGTGACGCCGGAAGAGATGGTGCAGATCGTCACGCAGCTTGTTCTCTCTGGCAAGCTGGAGATCGAGTAATGCCTAAGTGCAAGGGCAAGAAGAAGCGCTAGGAGGAAACATGGCCGCACAGGGATACCCCCGCGCCAAGGCGAAGGGTCAGCGCTCGAAGCCCAGCTATCCTGCTCCGAAGCAGCCCCGGTAACGCTATAGATCAGGAGGTCCACATGCCAACTCTCCTCGCGGGCGACATGAGCCTTGATCCGAGTTTCGGCGCGTGGACGATAAACCAGTACGCGAGTGTCTCAACTTCGGCGGGGGCATGGCCCACAACTGATACTGCCCCCGCCCTCGTACTCACGTCAGTTCTTGTCGGCTTCGGACAACACGGTGGCGCCACAACGGAGACTATAAATCTAACCGATGGCGACTACGTTAACATCACATTCAAATTCAAGCTCGTAACGCTAAACGCCGATGGCGTATACCTGTTTCTACAGTTTGGAAGCAACACCACGACGTCGTTTATGTTCGAGGATGTATCCAAGATTGGCGAATGGCAGACCTTGAATTGGAACTTCAGATACGACGCGACGGGCGAGACTCAAAATCCTCCGTTGTTTGGTGTCACATTTGAAGCGGGAACAACCGCTGCTATGGATACTGCGGTTATCGACTACGTGCAGTCAGTTCGGGATTCAAACGTCGTCACGCTCCCCACGTACTACGCTGAAGCGTCAACTGCTGACGAATGGACTGCACAGGGTCTTCGCGGAGAGCATTGGTATCTGTGCTCAAAGTGCCAATTTCCACATCCTAAGTCTGAAACGGTCGTAGTAACCTCCCATACTGGCGCATCGGTACGCCGCTGTATGGCTTGCGTTGACCGGCCTCGTAACGATGAATCTCTCTCGGAATGGAACGCTAAACTCACTTCCGTCGCCGATGGAGAGCTGCGTGACTCCGTGAAGGAGACTCCCTAATGACGCTACAGGACTTGCGTGACGTCGTATTCCGATCTCTCCGTAACCGCACGGATCTCACGAATACGACGATGGATACAGCGATCAACAACGCGTACAAGACCATATCGAGAGGACGATTCATCCTTCCCGATCAGCGCGTGATCCAGTTGTGGTTTCCACAGCTCGATACGATGTACGAACAGACCCTATCGGCGGGAACTAATTACTACAACTATCCGACGGACTGCACCGAAGTGCAGCAGGTAGCCTACGAGTACCAGTCAGGCTACTACCGTGCGTTGCTGGTCCGCTCTTGGTACAACTTCATCGACCTTGATACGAACCACTCGGGCACGCCGACGTGGTGGGCGCGGCGCGAACGTAAGATTTACTTGACTCCGTGGCCCAACGTGACAGGCCGTATCCTGCGCATCTACTACTACAAGAATCCTACGGCACTTGTTGGATCGACGGAGACGCCAGTTCTGCCGGATGCGTATCATCTTCCGATTGCGATCTTGGCGGCGTATGATCTCGCTGTGCAGTATCACGACGAGAACCAAGAGAAGATGATGCAGGAGTTCCTGCTTCGGCTCCAGCAGTTGCAGAGCGACGATCAGATGACGGTGGTTGATGCGTTCAACCGCCAGTATCCGGTGGTCTAATGGCTACGATTACTCGCGCTATTCCAAGTACCTTTAATACTACGCCCGCCAATACGGACTACATCTCCTCTGGCGACGACGAGATCCGCAACACGCGTGTGGACTTCCGCGAGCGTCTTGTCAACGGCGGGCATGTGTTCGGCCAGACGACTAACTACGCCTACGACGGTCGGCATGCCTGTGGTGCGGAAGGCAGCAACGACCAGTTCATCATCTACGAAGCGGACATGAACACGCCCGCGCTCATCATCGACGATAGTCTTAAGACGATCAGCGCCAATACCGCAGAAGGTTGGGTCATCAACGCGACGGCTCCTGCTGCTGATAACCCTACCCGACGTCAGATTGTGTGGTGGATGCCTGCTACGTTGACGACAGGACGCGAACCATTCCAAGTTGTTCAGATGGCAAAGGCTGGTGATCTTGTCGAATGCCGTGTCCATGTCGAGGAAAGCACGCCGCAGAACTCGTCGATCAAGGTCGAGATGCTGAAGTGCGCTGCGGCCAATAACCCGACAGACGGCAACTTCTCTAACGTCCTGTCTACCTATGCGGAGATCCAGACAGGTCAGTACAAGGGCGCAACGACGAACTTCGTTTCAACTCCTTTCGTCGATGGCGACTACTTCGTTCCTGAAGTCACGCAGGTCGGCGGTGCGGGAGTTGAGGGCGGCAATCTGACCGTCACGCTCATTCTGGATATGTAGCCATGCCTAACACATTTGTACGCCCGGATCACGATGAACAGACCGTTTGGCGGCTTATTGAGCGTGAACCGGGAGAAGATCCTATCTACCAATACGTAGTAGAGACAGATGTTGGCGCTAATGCGCGTGATGGAAGTACAACTACATATAAATTATATAAGATGTATGGTGAAAACGGAACACTTCTTGGTGAGGGTGCCAAGCTGACTTCCGTTTCTACGTTTTCATTCACGTGGCCTACCACAGAAACGCAGAAGATCAGAGATGTTGAGATCCTATTCGCATTGACATCGCTGCCTACGCATACAACCTGCACGTTTGAAATCTATGACGACGATGTGGTTGTGCATTCGCAGGATCTCAATGAAGCCAGCGGGCAGCAGACAATTCGTAAGCTGCTGCCCTTAACGGACACTAATACACTCAAGATCAAGATAACCGCATCGACTGACAACACGGGCAGTGAAACCTACGCGTATTCCAATCTACAACTCTATGATGTCAAAGCGCGCTACGTACTATTT